TAATCTAAAGAAACACAACCTAATGGACTTGTATTTCTAATATCTGATCCGTAGTATTGGAATAGTATTGGGTTCATAATTTAAGTTTATTATAATTATCATAATGAACATAACTACCATCATTTTTACCTGCATTAATGTTACAAGAAAAAAGAATAAAATTACTTAAAGAAAATATATAATTTCCACTCCCTTGATTTCTTACTTCTCCTATATTAAAACTTCCTAAAAATCCATTAAAAGTATGATGTTTGTCGTATTTATGGTGTCTATCTTTATGATACTCATTATTCTTATCCTTTACGTTCCAAATATTAGTAACTTCTAATATTTCATCTTTGTTTATAATAGTTTTTTCTTTAAGAATAAAATAATTATATGATAATGCAGGAGCGATTAAGATAGGTATTTTTTTAAATACTGGATTTTCTTTATAAATAATGTCAAATTCCATTTTAGTATATAAAATAGCTTGATTAACAAATCTTCCTATTTCTTCTCCTCTTTTTTTATTAGGAATTTTACATTCGATTCCAAAAACAATATTTTTATTATTTTTATAAATTAAAATCATATCAATTCTGCCTTTTTCACATTTAGATGTACATTCTCTTTTTACAATAAAATGTTTAGAAAATATAATTTCTAATTTATCGACAAATTCTTTTTCTAATTGTTTCATATAAGTAAAAACCCACAAATCAAAAGGTCGTCGTCTTTATCATTGTGGGAATTTTATAAAATTGTTTTTGTAGCGACGACTCTACTAATGCAAATATACAAAAAAATGGCACGTAAAATTAATCACGTGCCTTTTTTATTTTAGAAAGGCAAGTCATCTGATTGGTCAGGAACTTGCCCAGCTGGTTGTGTTGTTGTTATTTCTGCATCGCTTAACTTTTCAATTCTCCAACCTTTAATGCTATTAAAGTATTTTGTTTCTCCAGCAGGATTAACCCACTCTCTGCCACCTAAATTTATTGATACCTTAATATTTTGACCTATCGTCAGTCCATTTAATAAATCGGTTTTATCTTGCACAAACTCAATTAATATACTTTGTGGATATTGATCCTCTGTTGTAACTACTAATTCACGCTTTTTAAAAGATGCGCTTACTTGTTGTTCTTCTCCTATTGATTTTACTTTTCCTATTACTTCCATTGTTTGTTATTTATTAAATTAAGTTTATATTCATTTTTTAAAGTTTCAGCTTCATTAATTCTATTTAAAATCTTAGCGCAAATATCATCATCCTTATCAATTATAATTTCGTGCCAATACTCTATACCCTCAAAGATGTAATAGTTAAAGAAATGAGCTTTATTTCTATTTGTAGCCATCATTTGCATTTGCATTTGATAAAGATATTTATCATCTATTTCATTTGTAGCTACTAATTTAAAGAAAGTATTTGCTTTTGGGCATTTGATTTCTAAAATAGCATCAGTTCCTACTAATCCATCTGGAGATGCTCCAGCATTATCAGTTAAATTAAAGAAACCGCATTCAGTAACATCTATAAAATCAAATGATTTTAGTTCTTTAAATTTAGCAAATGCCAAAGGTTCTAATTCAATACCTCGTTCCATATCGTATGAAACAAAATTATCTTCTACTTCCCCAAACAGTTCTTCAACTGCTTTATCAAAAGCATAACTTTGCCCTGTAAGTCCGAGTGCTTTAATACCCATTAATTTGTAAATCTCACTAGCTGTAAATTTACCTAATCTTTGTTGATGCCATTCTAAAGTGCGTTGTACTGATTCCATATTTCTGTTGTTAAATTATAAGATTTTTCAATTTGTTCTTTTGTTGCCTTAGCTTTTTTTGCAGCTTCAAAATTAGCTGCGGTAAAATCAGGTTTTACTTTTATAATTGGTTGTAATGGTTTAATACGAACGCCATCTGTAATTGCGCCCATCATTTTTACATTACGATCAACAAACATTTCAATTTTCATTCCTTTCCAATTCTCTATTATGTGGCATTCTTTACCTAGCAATCCGTTTTTTTTAGCAAATCCAGCTAATATTTTATTATTAGTTGAATTTAGTTTAAGAGGTTTAATAGGTTCAATAAAATAGCAAAATATACCATCCATTTTAGTTCCTGAAACATCTACATTAGTTTCAAACTTCACTTCTTTAATAGTAAAAATTAACGGTATATTATCCGTTTCCATAGCGTCTAAATCGGCACTAGCTAAATGTGTACTTTTTCTGTACTTTCTCCAATCTGTTTGTGTTTCCATAATGTTTAATTAAAAAATCCTAACTTAAATCCTACTGGTCAGAGTAGGCAAAGTCAGGATAGATTATAGTTTTGTTTCAATCTCTGACCAGATTGTTCTGCAAATATATAAAAAGTTTTTAATTACACAAATAATTTAGTTTGATTTGTGTGATTTTTTATTCTTTGCATCGCTTTATCAAAATACTCTTTGTCTAATTCACAAGCGGTTAAATCAAATCCGTAATCGTGGCAAGCTATTGCAATACTTCCAGAACCTAAATGTGTGTCTAATATTTTATCGCCTTGATTTGCGTATTTGTCTAATATCCATTTGTAAAGTGCAACTGGTTTTTGTGTTGGGTGTATTGTTTGTTTTCCGCTAAATGGTTCGTTATAAATAACTGGCTGATTATATCCTACATTTTGACCTCTTTTAAATCCATCTTGTAATAATGGAACTATTTTTAAAGGTCTTTGAAATGAAGTCCAAGCCATTTCTCCATCGCTTCTGGTTTCTAATAATTGTAATTTATTCCATACAATCCAAGAATTAATTAAAGGTAAAGGAAAATAATTTCCGCCCCAAATAATTTGCTCTTTAGAAACTCTAAATAATTCGATAAAATATTCTTGATTAGGTATTTCGTTATCCCATTCTTTTGATTTTAAATTACTTCTTTTTATAATGCTATTTTTCCTGCCTTTCATTTTAGAACTTGAAACACTTTGTTTTCCTGCTCCAATCCCATAAGGCGGATCAACAATAGCCAAATCAAAATAATTATCTGGGTAACGTGCCATTAAAAGCATATTGTCCTCGTTTGTAATTGTTAGGCTCATAAATAACTTTTTGCGGTATAATTTAATCTACTTTCAACTAAAATGCACTCATCATTCTGCTCCCACTCGTCTAAAATTCTATTAAGTTTTTTAGAACTAATACCCATTCGGTTAATAAATGTTTGCCTACCAAAGTATTCGAATCTAAACCATAACTCGATGATGGTTATTTTGAATCGGCTGTAATCTTTACGTCTATCCATTGTCTTTATCTTTAAATCTATCCTCCCAATCAATATTTTGTATCATTTCATCGGGGAATAATAACATACAAACGATAAAAACAATCAAAAGAAGTAAGTACACTGCTACGAAGCTAAGTACTACGATGTTATCTGCGATGTAGTCCATTAGAATAAGTTATTAAGTTGCTGAATCGGGTTTTGGAATATCTCATCAAACACTTTAGTAGCTTGATCCAGTTGAGGAAAGTCTAAAACTTGTGCATCTTGCACCTCCCAATCGTTTATAAGTGCTTGCATTAATTCCCTAGCTTGTCGAAGTTCATTGTTTAAACGCTCGTTTTCTTTTCGTACTGCGTTTAATTGTTCCGCTTGAAATTTGATTAAATCTTCCATTATTTTATCTCTTTTAGTTTGTTAAAAATATAAGTATTATCGCCACACACCGCTTGGCAAAGTTCAACTATTTTCTTGTTAACCGCTTCTCGGTATTTGATGCGGTTTGTTAAATCTCTAATTTTGCGTTCTAAATCGCAAATCTCATTTTCCATCTGCTCCTCAATAGTCAACTCTATTTCAAGTTCTTCTTGGTTCGCTGGGTGCAGTGAGTTTCCAACTCCTAGCACATCGTGATCGTAATTTATCATTATTGTTTATTAAAAGTTTGATTATAATATTCTAGTCCTATTCTATTTTGATCTTCACAAGCTACATCAAAGGCATCTATAATTTGTTGCTTTTCTAGTTCTAAAAATTTATAATAATCGTTTATAAACTTTCTGCCATCTAATGAATGTAAATTGAATAAATTAGGATGCTCAATTTCTAACTGGCTAAATAATTCTTGCATTGCTGTTTTCATAATTATCTAATTTCGTCAATGTAAATTGTTCGTGATGGAAGCGCATCGTATTTAGCACGTTCTTCAACTGTTTCTAAATAGAAATCATCTTGGCAATCATAGCCTTTTGATTGAAGTTGATTTTGAGCATCATCAAAAGATTCAGCTTTTACGGTTTTAATAATGCAACCGGTGTGATAAGAAGTAAGGTTAAATGTTTTCATTAGTATCTAAATATTATTTGCGTTAGAAACCATACTGCTGCGCCAAACGCAATTAAATACTGCCAATCGTTTTTTTGAAATGTTTTCATAATAAATGTTTTTAAAGTTTGATGAGGCAAATATAGAATCTAAATTGTAATAAAAAAATTTTTTTATATAAAAGTTTATTTGTAGGTTTGCAAAATGAAAGTAGGTTAATGGCTTATAACGTTTCGCTAGTAGGCGATGGTTGGGGTCAGAAATAACAATTATTCGAGCCAAAAATAATAATAACAAGCACAAACTATTAATTAAATTAATCAAGA